ATAAATATAAACAAGAAGTACAAAAGTTTGCTAACGAGCAAGTTGGTAGAAGACGAAGAGATGACTACACTGATGGCACTGTTCGTATACCAGTTAACTCAGTAAACCCGTAGGAGAAAAATTATGGCAATAACATCTGCAGTTTGCACAAGTTTTAAAGTAGAACTTTTAAAAGCGGTTCACAATTTTAGCGCATCAGGTGGAAACACTTTTAAAATAGCCTTATATACAAGTGATGCATCTTTAGGGGCTTCTACAACAGCGTATTCAACATCAAATGAAATTAGTAATACATCTGGATCTGCTTACTCAGCAGGAGGAGCAACGCTTACAAGTGTTGACCCAGCTGCTTCAGGCACAACAGCAGTTTGTGATTTTTCTGATGTAAGTTATAGTTCAGCAACTTTTACAGCAAATGGTGCATTAATATACAACGATTCTGCATCAGGTGATCCTGCATGTGTTGTTATTGCATTTGGTGGAGACAAAACTGTAACATCAGGAACTTTTACAATTCAATTTCCAACAGCGGACGCAAGCAACGCAATCATCAGATTAGCCTAAAGGAGTAACGACACATGTCCGTTACTAGAACCTACACAGTAACGGTGGTTTCCACCGACTCTGGAAATAAATTTGTTATTGATGGTGTTCAACAAGACACATTATATTTAGCCGAAACTGGAACTTACGTATTTAATTATCCTTCAGGTCACCCATTTAGATTTTCTACAACATCAGATGGCACACACAATTCTGGAAGTGAATATACGACTGGTGTAACTGTAAATAGTACAACACAAGTTCAAATAACTGTCGCTGCTTCAACACCCACTCTATATTATTACTGCATATATCACTCAGGAATGGGTGGAACAATTTATACTCCTAGTGAAGACACCTGGGGAGCTTTAGGTTGGAGCACAAATTCTTGGGGAATTAGTTCTCTTACTGTTGGTTGGGGAGCTGATGCGTTTAATGATTCTGCATCAACTTGGGGAGATGTAGGAGATGAAATAGTTTCACTAACAGCACCAGATGCAATTGCCTCAAACGTTAGTGTTGGTTCTGCGTGGGGCGATGATACATGGGGCGAAGAACAAGGTTGGGGACAATTTGTTTTAAACCCTGCAGATGTAATGGGAGTTGCAGGTGTTTCTTCAACATCATCTGTGGGTTCTGTTTCATTTACAATTGATGCTACT